GGTGAGACGTTTGGGCCGTTGGTGGCGGAGTGGGCGCAGAAGTTTTTGGGTACGACGTTGATGCCGTGGCAGGTGTTGGCGTTGTCGGCGCAGCTTGAGTACGACGACGACGGTGATTTCCGGTTTCGGGAAGCGTTGATTTCGACGGCCCGTCAGCAGGGTAAGTCGGTTGCGCTGACTGCTTTGATTGGGTGGTTTTTGACCGAGTACCCGAGGCTGGTTGGGCGGCCGGTCAATGTCCTGTCTACGGCTAACCAGTTGGACCGCGCAGAACACATCCACCTAGCCCTGGCCCCGATACTTGTCGAGTATTTCAACGCCAAGCAGATGCAGGCGATTGGGCGTAAGTCTGTAACGATGCCGGACGGATCAAAGTGGGAGACCAGGGCGGCGACGATGCGTTTGCATGGTGGTTCGTTTGACCTGGTGGTAGCGGACGAGATCTTTGACATTCCGGCCCCGGTGATTGAGACCGCTATCAAGCCGACAATGATTGCCCGCCGGTCTCCGTTGTTGTCGTGCTGGTCCACGGCCGGAGACCAGGGGTCTGAATACATGATGCAAACACGCCAGGAAGGTTTGGCCCTGATCGACGGGGAAGTGCCTGGCGACTTGTGTTTCATGGAATGGTCCATGCCTGATGACGTGGATTACCGCGACGAGCGTTTCTGGGGATGGGCAAACCCGGCGTTGGGAACCACGGTGACGTTGAAGGCCTTGCGGTCCGCTTCAAGCAAGGATTACTTCATCCGTGCGCACTTGAACAAATGGGTCACCGCCAGGGGTGCATGGCTAGATCCGGGCACTTGGGCCAAGTACGAGGTGAACGTTGAAATGCCCGAGGGTGGGGTGCTAATGGTGGACTGCTCGGTAAACGAATCCATGTATGTCGGGGTGCGATCCACAATGCTGGACGGCCGTGTTATTTGCCAAGCCGAGTTTTCCGTGCAAACAGAAGAGGCAATGTGGGGCGAAGTGGCCCGCGTCATGACCGACCCAAAAGTGCAGCTGCTCATTTCGCCGACGTTGGAAATCCATGTCCCGACCCAATACTCGCGCCGCTGCCAAACGGCCGGGTACGCAGAACTGTTGCGCCATACCAGTCTGGTGCAGAAAATGGTTTACGAAGGAAAGGTTTTGCATCGGCCTTCGGTCATGCTTGAAGAACACGTCCAACGCGCCGTCCTTGTGAAAACCGCCCAAGGTGCGGTCCTGTCATCGCAGAAATCCCCGGGCCCGATTGAGTTTGCCCGCGTCATGGTCATTTCGGTGGCGGCGGTGTCTCGACCACAAGAAAACAGAAAACCCGTACTGGTTGTCGGTGGGTAATGTACGCTCATCGTGGTGACCGTCGTTTCGTCGGCGGCGGCCACCTGAAATCTCATGGCACTTTTTTCCCGTAAAGAAACCAAGGCGCAGATCTCCCCGATGGAGATCGCTGTCCGCGCCGCCGTTGGTGGGTACACCGCAAACCAGGCCGGTGTCAGCCTGATTGGCCAGTATTACACCTACCAGGAGGGCGAGGCCCGCAACCGGGCTATGCAGGTTCCGGCTATTTCCCGTGCCCGCGACCTTCACGCAAACGTCATTTCCGCGATGCCGTTGGAAATGTACCGCGAACGCTGGAATGACCAAACCCGCGAAATGGAGGAGGAGTACCTTGCCCCCCGTTCGTGGCTTCGCCGTCCCGACCCCGCCATTTCCTATGAAGCCATCATGGCGTGGACCTTCGACGACCTGTTCTTTTACGGCCGTGCGTTCTGGTACATCACCAGCCGCACCACCGACGGCTACCCGGCATCGTTCACGCGTTTGCCCACCGGGTCAATCACCACCCCCGACCAGGTAGGACCAGTTTGGTACGCCCCGTCGAACGAGATCTATTTCAACGGCGAAATGCTGGACCCCACCAACGTCGTCCAGTTCATTGGCTCGACGATGGGCATTATCTACTCATCCGAGCAGGCTGTCGCCACCGCGCTGAAAATCGAGGATGCGCGTTTGCGCAACGCCTCGTCGGCCATCCCGTCGGGCATCCTTCGCCAGGTCGGCGGCGAACCCCTATCGGCACAAGAGTTGGCAGATCTTGCAGCTGCATTCAACGCCGCCCGCTCATCCAACCAAACCGCCGCCCTAAACGAGTTCCTAACCTACGAACCAACAACGGCAACACCGGACAAAATGCTACTGATCGAGTCGGCACAGTTTTCTAGTTTGCAAATGGCGCAAATCTGCAACATCCCGCCGTATCTGCTCGGTGTCCCGACCGGCACCTACGCCTACACAAACAGCCGCGAATCCCGCTGGGATCTCTGGTTGTTCGGCACCAAGGCCTACGCCGAAGTCATCGCATCCACCCTGTCGCAAAACAACATTCTGCCGAACGGCACCTGCGTCGAGTTTGACACGGATGACTATTTAGGCGAACTGGACACCGCAGATACCAGTATGGTGGACGTACAGGAAAACACCCAGGAGGAACTCGCGTGATGCGTTTCACCGCCGACACCATCGCCGTACAGGCCGAGCCAGGAGATGCCGGCCAGCGTCGCATTGACGCGATCGCCGTTCCCTACAACACTTTCGCAACGGTGTCCGGAGGCCAAATGGTGCAGTTCAAGCCCGGTTCGCTGCCCGTCGAGGGCGACAACCCACGCGTCTTCATGTTCCACGACTCCACCAAGCCGGTCGGCATCGTCGCCGAGCGCGTGGACACCGAGGAAGCCATGCTCGCATCCATGCGGATCTCCAAAACCGCCATGGGTGACGAAGCCCTGACGCTGGCCGCTGACGGCGTGTTCCAGGTCTCAGTTGGTGTGAACCCCATTGAGTTCACCGAAGACAACCAGGGCCGTATCACGGTCACCAAGGCCGAATGGCTGGAACTTTCGCTCGTCCCCCACGGTGCCTATGGCGCAGGGGCGACGATCACCAAGGTCGCCGCGCAAGCGGACGAAAACAACCCCGACGAACCCGAAACCCAAACTCCCCAGGAGGAAACCCAAGTGGAAAGCACACCCGCACCGGTGGAGGTCGTCGAGGCGGCCGCCATCCCGACCCCGACCCTGCCCGCGCAGGCTAAGCGCAAGTTCGCCCTGCCGACCGCTGGCGAATACCTCGCAGCCCTCCACATGGGCGGCGAAACGTTCCGCAACGTCCAGCAGGCGTTCATCGAAGCCCAGAAGGAAAGCCAGACGGCATTCCAGGCCGCAGCCGGTTCCGGCGGCGCAACCAACACCGAGAACACCCCCGGCCTTTTGCCGGTGCCCGTTCTCGGCCCCGTGTTCCAGGACCTCAACTACATTCGCCCGGTTGTGGCGATGGTCGGTGCCCGCGCAATGCCCGACGGTGGGAACCAGAAGACGTTCATCCGTCCGACCTGGACCACCCATTCCAGCGTGGCTGCCCAGTCCGGTGAACTCGCTGCCGTGTCGGCAACGTCGCCGGTCATCGCGTCCAACGTGGTGAGCAAGTCCACCCTTTCCGGCCAGGTCACCCTGTCGGTGCAGGACATTGACTTCACGAGCCCGGCCGCAATGGAGATCATCTTGCGCGACCTCGCAGGGCAGTATCTCATCGCGTCGGACAACGTGGCGGCAGATGCCATCACCGCAGGCGCATCGGCTTCGGGCTCAACCTGGACCGTCACCGCCAACGACCCGTCGAGCCTCATCTCGGCTCTGTACGACGCTGCCACCGACGTTTTGTCAGCCAGCAACTTCCTGCCCGATACGATCTTCGTGTCGCCCGACGTATGGAAGTCGCTCGGCGGCCAGTTGAACGCAAACAAGGAACCCGTCTTCCCGTACACCGGCGCAGCTGGACTCATGGGAGTCAACGGACTCGGCAACGCAAACATCACCCAGATGTCCACGTTCAACCCCCTCGGCCTGAACCTGGTCGTGGACAAGAACTTCGCATCGGGCACGATGGTCGTTGCCCGTTCGCAGGCAATCGAGTTCTACGAACAGATCCGCGGACTCATGTCCGTAGAGGCTCCGTCCACGCTCGGCCGCACGTTTTCGTACTACGGGTACGTCGCAACGTTCATTGCCGACTCCGCGATGGTCAAGTCCATCGCCATCGCCTGACCCTAGGCATAGGAAGCAGTCATGTCGGAGATCGCGTACCTCGTTCGGGCAATGCGCCTGGACGGGTACGCGGTCGTCCAACTGCTGACCAACATTGACGCGACGGTCTCCCAAGAAGTTGAAATAGCCGGGGTAGGTTCCGGCTTCAACGACTCGGGAACCATCGTTGTTGCGTTCCCCCAATACCAATTCACCGGCCTGAACGCCGACGGGTCCGCAAACTTTGACTATCTGAACCCCATTCAGAATCAGGTCATGTACCAGAACCCCGGCGACGACGTGGAATGGTTCGCCGTAGATCCCTATGGAACCCTTGAATGGAACCCGGTTTGCACTTGGGTCACGTCGGCCCAGATCCAGGCCTACGTTGGTGTGACGGTGCCCACCGCTGCCGAAACCACGTTTTTGGCGCAATGCGCATCAGCCGCTAATGCGTTTGCGTATCGCCGCCGCCAGGAAGCCGGATACCTAACCGACGAGTTGGCGCACAGCCCATCCGGTGACGTAACGCTCGGCACAATCATGGTCGGCGCGGCGTACTACCGCCAGCAAGGTGCGTTCAACTCCCTAGCATCGTTTGACCAGATGGGCATCCCCCCGGCAAACGGTGTCACCCCGATGATTATGCAGCTGCTCGGGGTAAACCGTCCGCAGGTCGCCTAATGGCATACACCGACCCGTTCAACGTAGGGCTAGACAACCTCGTCGCAAGCCTCGGCACCATCACCGGCCTTCGCGTCGTCGATGACCCCAAGTTCATCAACCCGCCGTGCGTCTTCGTTGATGCCCCGTCGTTTACGGCATACAACTTCAACATTGCCGAAATGGACGTACCCGTCCAAATAATTGGCGTTGGTCCTGCTGATCTCAATGGACTTCGCGCCATTCTTGCAAACGTCGCAAAGGTTCTTGCACACAATGTTGCGGTGACCGACGGCCAGCCCGCCCTATTTAGCACCGGCGGCCAAGATTTCGCGGCGTACAACATGACCGTCAAAATGAAAGTGCAGGGCACATGGCCAAGTTAGTAATCGTTTCGGAACTGGTCGGCACCCCTGGCGACGAGTTCCACCCGGAGGACGGCGTAAACGTGGAAGCCCTCATCGAGGGCGGCTTCGTCAAACGGTCCACCGCAAAATCTGTCAAAATCGACAGCAACCCCGAAACCGAGGAGTAAACCATGCCCGCATCCAACAGCGTCTACCTGTCCAACCCGGTGGTGACCGTCAACTCGGTCGCCCTTACCGGTTTCTGCACAGCCGCCACCCTGAACCGCACCAACACCGCAGCGGACACCACCGTGTTCGGCATGACGGCCCGCGTGTACCAGGGCACCCTTGAAGACAACGAACTCACGCTCAGCCTGTACCTGACCTACGCCGCATCCGAGACGTACGCCACGCTGGCAGCCCTCGTCGGCACCCAAACCACGGTCAAGTTGAAGCCAACCTCGGCAGCCAACTCGGCCACCAACCCCGAGTTCTCGCTCACCAACTGCTACCTGGAAACCCTCCCGGTCATGAACGCAGCCCTCGGCGAGATCCAGTCGATCGACATTACGTTCAAGGGCGGCACCTACGCCGCTGCCGTCGTCTGACCAAACCACAAACAACTAGGGAGAAACCATGCTGAAACTGCGCATCACCACGCACACCAACGGCACCTACAACGTCGAAGTCGGCCTTCGGGCCGTCATCGCCTGGGAACGCAAGTTCCGCACCAAGGCCAGCCAACTAGCCGAAGGCACCGGGCTTGAAGACCTGGCATTCCTTGGCTACGAAGGGTCCAAAGACGCGGGCATCGTCGTGCCCATCGTGTTTGACGACTTCATCGCCGACCTAGTGAACGTGGACGTAGTGGAGGACGAACCTGTAAACCCTTCCGCGCCGGCACCCAGTCCTACGCACTAGCACAGCTGCTATTTGTCACCGGATGGTGGCCGCCGGAGATCCCATTCACCCAACGCGACCTCGCAACGGTCATTAGGATTAGCGAACAACAAGGCAGGCAATAGTGGCGGTGGCAGTTCAGATTGACATGGTGGGCGCGAAAGAAGCCTTGCGCGCGCTCAACCGCATCGACAAAACTGCCCGCCGACAAGTCACTAAGGATTTCGCCCAGATTGTGTCGCCGGTGGTGAACGAGGCCAGGGCTAAGACACCTGCCAGCCCGCCCCTATCTGGTATGGCGCACGGTTGGAACGGCCGTAGTGGCAAACCTATTTTCCCGTGGAATGCCGCCAGAACTGACCGCGCTATCAAGCCGTTTGTCTCGGCTAAAAAGCCCCGCCAGTTTGGCCAGTTTGTGTCCGACTTGGCTACCTTCGGAATCAAGTGGACTTCGGCAGACGCTTCGGTGCTGGAAATGTCCGGCCGTGGCCCGGTGCCGACAATGAAGGGCCAACAGATGGTTAGGGAACTGACGGCACGGTATGGCGCACCAGGTCGTTTTATCTGGAACGCCTACCAGCACCATGCCAACGCCGTGTTGGCAAACGTCGAACGCCTGATCCGTGACGTTATGCGCCGCGTTGAAGGGGAAATGTAATGGCTATCAAGATTCCGATTGTTACCGAGTTCAACGGTAAAGGCGTTTCCAAGGCGTTGAAGTCGTTTAGTCAGTTGGACTCCGCTGGAAAGAAAATGGCGTTTGCCTTGACGGCTGGCGCAGCCGGGGCCACAGCTGCTATCGCCGCCGTCGGTACCGCAGCGTTCCAAGCGGGCCAGCAAATCCTTGATTTCACAAACATGGCGGCCGCCGACCAGAAAAGCCAGTTGCAATTGGCCCAGTCAATCAAGGCATCCACAAAGGCAACCGATAAGCAGATTTCGGCGACCGAAGATTGGATTGACCAGGTACAACGGGCGACCGGTGTTGCCGACGACGAGTTGCGCCCCGCCTATGCCCGCATCGTCCGCTCGACGCACAGCCTGAAAAAGGCAAACGACCTTATGCGGGTCAGCCTTGACGTGTCCGCAGCGACCGGGAAAAGCCTGTCCACCGTTGTCAATGCCCTGTCACGCGCTAGCGACGGATCAACAACCGCGCTCGGCAAACTCGGATTGGGCTTCGACAAGGCCTACTTGAAGGCCACCCCGTTTGACGAGATTGTCAAGAAACTGAACGACAAGTTTTCCGGTTCGGCATTGAAGAACGCCGAAACCTATGCCGGAACGATGGACCGGTTCAAGATTGCCGTGGACGAGTTGAAGGAAGGCCTCGGCTACGTTTTCTTGCCTGCGTTGCAGAAGATGGCCGACATTGGTTCGGCGGTTGCGTCAGCGTTCGGCAAAAACGGCATTGCCGGGGCGGTTGCCGAGTTGAAGTTCCAACTAAAAAACCTGTTCTATGACGAGAACGGCCAGTTGAACCAGGCCGGGAAAACCCTGAACGACCTCATTGACAAGTTCAATACGTTGAAATCCGTTGCCGGTGCGTCGTTCTTGTCGGCCCTTGGACCTGCTGGTGCGGCACTCAACATTGGCGCAGGAAAGATTGGTTTGCCATCGTTCGGTGGTTTCCAGGCGACCAGCAAACTTGGTGCAACCACAAACGCCGCGCAGTTCCGCGAAATCCGCAACTACTCCGCAAACAACAACACCATCTACATTCAGTCTGGCATTGGTGATCCGGTGGCTATCGGCCGTGAAGTGTTCAACGTGTTGCAGAAACTTGAACGCCGTAACGGCGGCAGGGTAACGGTGCCGTAATGGCCTATCCGCTGGCGGTCGTCGAGGTCGCATTCAACGACGGCCCGTATGTCGTGTCCCCGACCTGGACGGACATTACGTCCTATGTCTATGACATGGAAATCGTGCGCGGCCGCGACGACGATTGGTCGGAGTTCTACGGTTCGGCAACCATCACCCTGAACAACCGTGCCCGCACGTTCGACCCGTTCTACACATCCGGCACCTACTACGGCAAACTCACCCCGCGCCGCCAGATCCGTATCCGCGCCACCCACGGCGGCACCACCTACGACGTGTTCCGTGGTTTCATTTCGGGCTGGCCCCCGGCATGGACCGACGCAGGCACCAACTCCACCGTAACCATCTCATGTTTTGACGCGTTGCAGCTGCTCGGCTCGGCCCCGCTACCCGTCGAATGGGCCCGCGACTACATCCTGTCCACCAGCCCCCGGCACTACTACACCTGCGAAGAACCGGTTACCCCGTTCGTCGCCACGGGCTACATGAGCGACCTGGGCTCATACCCCATGGTGTTGACGTT